TGGCACCCGAGATCGCCGCAGCTACCGGACGGACACACCTCGCGCTGAAGGCGTATTTCGACTGCAACCCGCCGTCGAAGCTGCACTGGTCGTACCAGCTGTTTCGGTCGAAGGTGAAGCCGGGCACGAAGGAGGCGTTGCCGAACCCCGACGACTATGCCGAGATGAAGGTCAATCCGGCCGACAACGCGGACAATCTGCCAGCGGAATACTTCGACGTCCTGGCCGGCATGTCCGCTGCCAAGCGGCTGCGGTTCGAAGACGGGGAGTGGGCGAGCGAGGTTAACGGCGCGCTGTGGGCGCTGGAGGAGCGCCGCGTCGAAGGTGGCCGCGTCATCCCCGGCATCGACAAGTTTCGCGTCGCCACTGTGCCGGAAATGCGGCGCATCGTGGTGGCGGTCGACCCGTCAGGCACGAAGGGCGACGGCACCGGCGACGACATCGGCATCGTGGTGGCCGGCCTGGGTGTCGACGGTCGCGGCTACGTGCTGGAGGACGGCACGTGCCAGATGTCACCCGAAGGCTGGGGGCGCCGCGCGGTCGACCTGTACCGCCGGCACGACGCCGACCGGATCATCGGCGAACGGAATTTCGGCGGCGACATGGTGCGCTTCACGGTCGCCACCGCGGACAGGCGGGCGGCGTTCAAGGAGGTGTCCGCGTCGCGTGGCAAGGTCGTGCGGGCCGAGCCGATCAGCGCACTGTACGAGCAGGGGAAGGTGTCGCATGTCGGCGTGTTCGCCGATCTGGAGGACCAGATGTGCAATTTTACGGCATCGGGGTACGTAGGCGAGGGGTCGCCGGATCGGGCGGATGCGCTGGTGTGGGCGCTCACGGAGTTGATGCTGGGGCGGGCGGGGTACAATATCGACGCGCTGACCTAGTCGGCGTCTACATGTCCATCGCTGACAGTAAGCCACGTTCCAAAGCGGCGCTCCATCTGCCGCTCTAACGCTCGTGCCGCTGATCGGCCGTCGAAATCCTCGTAAGGTAGTTGATCGGCCACAACAGCTTCAAGCATCCTCGCGAAGTCCGAACGACGCACTTCAGCGATTGCCCGCATTTTCACTCTACCCACGTCTCATCTCCTTTGACGGCGGTAACCCAGCACAACGCCGCCCCATATGCCAGCCCACATGGCGTGGCTCACCGACAGTCTTCGCAGCGCGCTGGGCGCCATCGGCAACCGCGTCGGCCTGACCGCCAGCGCCGCGCTCCCGAACGTCTTCAGCCATCAACTCGCCCTCGCGACGTACATGTCGAGCGGCATGATGCGGAAGGTGATCCGCGTGCCCGCCGCCGACCGCACCCAGAAGTGGCGCGACTGGCAGACCGACAAGGCGACGATCGCGCTGATCGAGGCGGAGGAGAAGCGGCTCAACCTGCGCGCCAAGGTGAAGCATGCCGAGATCCTGCGTGGTGTGGGTGGCGGCGCGCTCATCCTCATCACTGCGGGTCAGCATAGCGATCCGTTGGCGCCGGCTTCGATCAGCAAGGGCGGTTTGGTCGCTGTCAACGTCGCGTCGCGGTGGGAAATCACGGCTAAGGAATTCGACACCGACCTCGCATCGCCCACCTATGGCGAGCCGCGCATGTTCAGCGTGTCGGGTAATGGGCAGCAGCACGATATCCACCCGTCGCGCGTCATCTGCTTCCGCGGCGATCCCGTGCCGCAGGGCGCCGCAGTCGGTCACGAAGAAGCCTACTGGGGCGATAGCCGGCTGTTGCAGGTCTACCGTGCCGTCGAGCGTTCCGACAACGCCAAGGACTGGTTCGCCGCGCTGGTGAAGAAGGCCAAGCTGCTGCGGATCGGCATTCCAGACCTCGACCAAATGGACGCCGACCGCCTGAAAAAGCGGGTCGAGGTGATCGCGCTCGGGGAATCGTCGCTTAACGCCACGGTATACCGCTCGCCGTCCGGCAAGGATGATGCGGGCGAGAAAATCGACGACTACCAGGTCACATGGGCCGGCATGCCCGAGATGATGGACGCGTTCGACCAGACCATCGCTGCGGTGTCCGACATCCCGTTCACTCGCCTGACTGGCCGCTCGCCGGCCGGCATGAATTCAACCGGCCAGCACGACATGGACAACTGGCACGACGCGGTGCGCGACGGCCAGGAGAACGAGACGCGGCCCTGCCTCGAAAAGCTGGATCCGGTGCTGCTGCGCTCGGCCGGCGTGACCAGCGCCGACGTGTGGTGGGAATGGGCGCCGCTCGACAGCCCCGGCGAGAAGGAGAAGGCCGATACCTTCAAGGTGCTGGTCGATGCGATCGAGAAGCTGCTGCTGACCGGACTGGTGCCGCATGAGGCTATGGCGCGCGCAGTTCAGAACCTTCTTGAGGAACGCGGCGATCTGCCGGGGCTCGCGGACGCGCTGAAGCTGCTGAGCGAGGATGAGCGGTTCGGGCTGGCCCCGGAACCCGATGACACCGATCCCAGCGAACTGACGGAAGGAGGTGATCTCGGTCTAGCGGCGGGCGGGCAGTCGGGGAGTAGGCTGCCCGTGCGTCGTGCTGCGAATGATGCTGCGACGTTCTTCCACGATGCCAAGCCGCGCCCGCTTTACGTCCAGCGCAAGCTCCTGAACGCCGCCGAAGTGATCGCTTGGGCGAAGGACAACGGGTTCGCGACCACACTGCCGGCCGGCGACATGCATGTGACGGTGCTCTATTCGCGGACCGAGGTCGACCCAATGAAGATGGGCCGGTCATGGGCGGAGGACGAAAAGGGCCAGCTGCGCGTTCGCCCGGGTGGGCCGCGTGTGATCGAGCGGCTTGGTGAAAATGCGGTCGTCCTGCGGTTCGCCTCGCCCGATCTGGAATACCGGCATCGTGAAATGGTGGAAGCTGGCGGATCGCACGACTGGCCGGAGTACGCGCCCCATGTGACGCTGTCGTACGGCGTGCCGGATGGCGTCGATCTGGACGCGCTGACGCCGTTCACCGGCGAACTGCGCTTCGGTCCGGAGATTTTCGAAGCGCTTGATCTGGATTGGAAGTCGAAGATTTCGGAAGCCTGATGCGCTTCGACCTCGTCCAGATCACCCGCCGCGTCCGTAATGTCCGCCGCCGTACCATCGTCATTCGGGACATCAACCCGCCCGCCATGCTGGCGACCAACCTATACCGCGCCGTCTATGCCCCGGTGGTCGCAATCTGGCAGCGAGCCGCCCCCACGATTGTCGCAGAATACGAGCGCACCCTGTCCACTCTGACCACCGACAGCCCCGCCGACATTCAGGCCCGCATCGATGCCGCGGCGACCGAATTTGAACGCCTGCTGCTCACCCTGCAAGCAGCGCTGAACGACTGGTGCATTCAGGTAGAGAGGTGGCAGCGCAACGCGTGGCGGCAAGCCGTGCTGTCCGGCACTGGCGTCGACCTGCTGGCGATGATCGGGCCGGAGGACGCGCGAGAGACCGTCGAGAGCTACCTTCGCTGGAACGTGGCGCTGGTCCGCGATGTATCAGCCCAAGCGCAGAAGCGGATCAGCGATGCGGTGTTCACCGGTCTGACGCAGCGGCTCCCGGCGCGCGATGTCGCCAAGACGATCCGTGAGGCGGTGGATATGTCGCGGCGGCGGTCGGTGGGAATCGCTAGCGATCAGCTGAGTAAGGTGACGTCGGCGCTAGCGGACGAGCGGCGGCAGCAGGCTGGGCTATCGGTGTGGAAGTGGCGGCATTCCGCAAAGCTGCATCCGCGCGCTCAGCATGTGGCGCGGGATGGGCACCTGTATTCGGACGACGCTGGCTCGGTTGGGCAGGTCGTTGATGGGGTCACCGTGGAGGCGGCGCCGGCTGAGAGCGATCGACCTGGGCGTCCGCCGTGGTGTGGGTGTCGATCGCAGGGGGTGCTGGTGTTCGATTAGCCGCTGACGGCGGTAACGACCCCGCACAAGCCCCCGTACCCCACGGTCCATGATCTTCGCGGACCATCTCACGCTCGACGCACCACGGCGCACCAGCGCCGGCTATCTGGCGGTCCGCGCGCGCTCGGCGAAGACCGGCGTGTACCGCTACACCGGCCGCGAGGTCGACCCCGACAACGCCCACGGTCTTCGCGACGAAGCGGTCGTCAACGTCCTGCGCGACGAAGCGACCGTGTTCGACGAGAGCGCCGTCCGGACGTTCATCGGCAAGCCAATCACGATTGACCATCCCTCGGTCCCGGTCACCGCGCAGAACTGGAAAGACCACGCCCGCGGCACCGTGATGGGCGCGCTACGTGACGGCGACCACCTCGCGTTCGACCTGCTGCTGATGGACGCCGCAGCGATTGCGGACGTCGGCGCCGGCAAGGTCCAGGTGTCGAACGGCTACAGCGCCGCGCTGGAGTTTGGCGACTTCGCGGCGCCGGATGGCACGAAATGCCCGGTTCGGCAGGCCCGCATCAGTGACGGCAATCACGTGGCAATCGTCGATGCCGCCCGCGGCGGTTCGACCTGCCGCATCGCTGACGCCGCAACCTGCGACAGCGCCCCTCAATCCCTTTTTGACCGTCTCACCACCCAGGAGAAGCCCGTGAAGACCATGCTGATCGACGGGCTCACCGTCGACATGGCGAACGCCGATACGGCGATTGCCACCGTCCAGACTCTGATCGCAGCGCGCGATGTCGCCACCAGCAAGGTGACGGGGCTCGAAGCGCAGGCGGTGACCGACGCCGCAACGATCGTCGCCAAAGACGCGGAGATCACGCGCCTGACCGCCGACCTTGCCGCCGCCAAGCCGACGCTCCAGCAGCTGCGCGACGCGGGCAAGGCGTTCGCCGTCATCGAGGGCAAGGCGAAGGCTGCCGGCATCACCGTCACCGACGCGATGGACGAGGCTGCGATCATGAAGGCAGTCGTCGACAAGGCGATGCCGGGCAACACCTACG